TACGATTCAGGCCCTTTTGCCGGTAAAGAAGTTAGTGTATCCAAAGAAGAATTATTCGATTCTAATTTAGCAGTATTCAATGAAGCAGGAGACCTAACAGGTGGCCTGTTATATGCAGCAAAGAAATTTGGTTTAAAGCTTGATGCTAATGAAGTAGGAGCAATGATCAAACTCAACCCTATCAATAGATTAAAACCAATTGAACTCGGTGTTAACAAAGGTGCACAAGAAGCATTTGATGTTTCTGCTAAGAACGCAAGAAATACAGTAAGAGATTTACAAGTTAAATACAAAGACAATGATGCTGTAAAATATGAGTTAGATCAACTGCAATATTATTTAAAAGCAGATGATGGTATTCCAAGTAGATCAGCATTGAGAGATTTAAATGATACTTTAAAAAATTTAACAAAATCTGGAATGGTAGCTGTTGATGAAAAAAAAGCATTAAACAAAGTTATTGGTGATATCAATAATAAAGTTGGACCAATGCAAGCCACAAAGACAAGATACGGTGGCGAAACTAATTACACACTACAAGGTGGTAAAGATTACAGAGAAACTATCTTTACACTTCCTGAAGATATAACAACTAATGCATCACTTCGAAATAAAGGTGGACACTTTGGTGATGAGATTGGTGATGCAAATAATATTTATCATATTAGATTTGATACAAGGTTCACACCAGATGGTAAAAAAGTATTTATGATTAATGAAATACAATCCGATGTAAACCAGAGCATTGCAAAATCTTTAACCAAAGCCCAACAACTGTCTGGAGAGAAAAGATTAAATCCTTTTAATGCTGATCTAGAATTAAACTTACTTGTAAGTCAACGAGGTAAAATGCTTAAAGATATGGATGATGCTCTTGCTAACAACGAGTTTGGTAGAGTGAATGCAATTAGTTCATCTATGAAAGATATAAATACAAAATTAAAAAGATTAACTACACAAAGAAATACTTACAGTGATGACAAAAAAGATTATTTCCCAATGGTTGAAGCAGATTCATATGGAGATCATGCAATAAAATATTTAATGCAGAAGGCTGCACGTGAGAATGTTGATTACGTTGCCGTTGCCCCGTTTGACAAAGTAAGTTTCAGACAAGGGTACAAAGCGGGTAATGAAAGATTTTACGGTTATGCAAATGGTAAAGGAATAGGTAAAAAAGGAAAAGCGGTTATTCCAGATGTAATGGCTAGAAATGCAAGGTTCTATGGATCAAAAGCAGGGCCTACAAAAATATCTTTATCAGATCCAACAAGACCTTATAAAACAATTGGTAATGATACTTTTAAATACCCAAAAGAACATCCGTTAAAAGGAAAAGAAATTAAAAGCCAATACCATAGTAGTACTGGTATGAATCCTGAAAAAGGAACTAAGAATATTCCAGATGGGGATCCACGCTTGTATTTTGATGCATATGCTATTAAAGTGAATTCGTTAATGAGAAATACGCAAAAAACTTATAAGTCTAAAGGTGGACTTGTAGTGGATATGTTTAAACCAATAAGGTACAATTAATCATGGCAGTAGAAAAAGTAACAGAAGAATTATCAGAAGAAGTAGTTGAGCAACCTGAGGGTCTTCCACCAGTAGAGGTAGAAGTTGAAGGTGAAGAAACCGTTGAAGAAGAAAGACCTCAAGACGATTTTAATGCAAACTTAGCTGAAAGCATGGATGAGAGAGATCTCAAAGACATGGCCATGGAGCTTATTGAAGAATACAAAAAAGATAAAACTTCTAGAAAAGAATGGGAAGACGCTTACATTAAAGGTTTAGATTTATTAGGAACTAAGTATCAGGAAGTAACTAAACCATTCAAAGGAGCTTCCGGTGTCACGCATCCTTTATTAGCTGAGTCTGTTACACAATTCCAAGCACAAGCATACAAAGAACTAGTGCCATCTGATGGGCCAGTTAGAACACAGGTTGTTGGCTTACAGACACCGGCTACCGAACAACAAGCAGATAGAGTTAAGGACTATATGAACTACCTGCTGATGGAGGAGATGGAAGACTATACAACTGACATGGATCAGATGTTATTTTATCTACCCCTATCAGGATCTACTTTTAAGAAAATTTATTACGATGCGTTATTAGATAGACCTGTATCTAAATTTATTCCAGCAGAAGACTTAGTAGTTCCATACTATGCATCTGATTTAAAAGACTGTGAAAGAATTTCTCATGTAATTAAAATGACTCAGAATGAGGTTACTAAAAAAATGGCTGCAGGTTTCTATAGAGATATAGAATTAATTGACAGTAGTTCAGAGCCAGATTCAGTACAGAAAAAATTAAACGAACTTGAAGGTGTTAAAGGTAATGGTTCAGATTATTTAAATACAATTCTTGAAATGCATGTAGATTTAAATCTAGATGACTACGAAGATTTTGATGACAAGGCTAAAAAAATAAAAATTCCATACATCGTCACAATCGATGAAGGTAGTGGAGAGATTTTATCTATTTATAGAAATTACAAACCAGGTGATTTAAGTTATTCAAGAGTTGAATACTTTGTACATTACAAATTTTTACCAGGATTAGGTTTCTATGGTTTTGGTTTAACACACATGATCGGTGGTTTATCACAAGCTGCAACTCAATCGTTGAGACAATTAATTGATGCAGGTACTTTAAAAAATTTACCAGCAGGATTTAAGTCACGTGGTATAAGAGTTAGAGATGATGACCAACCAATTCAACCAGGAGAGTTCAGAGACGTGGATGCGCCTGGCGGAAATATTAGAGATCAGTTTTTTAATCTACCATTTACAGAACCATCACCAACTTTATACAACCTGATGGGCTTTGTTGTTCAAGCAGGACAAAAATTTGCAGCGATTACAGATACTGCAGTTGGTAATGACACTCAAAATAGAGCAGTTGGTACTACAATGGCGTTGATGGAAAGAGGATCACGTGTCATGAGTGGTGTTCACAAACGTTGTTACTATGCAATGAGGCTTGAATTTAAAATTTTAGCTAGAATTTGTAGTGAATCACTACCACCAGAGTATCCATACGATGTATACGGTGGCCCAAGACAGATTAAACAAGCAGATTTTGACAACAGAGTCGATATTTTACCTGTTGCAGACCCAAATATTATGTCAATGGCACAAAGAGTGACGTTAGCACAAGCACAATTGCAAATTGCACAGTCAAATCCACAAATGCACAACTTACATGAAGCTTATAGACGTGTTTATGAAGCACTTGGCACTAAAACTATCGATCAAATTCTTAAACCACCACCAAAACAGCCGGAACCTTTAGATCCAGCCAAAGAAAATGCACGTTCATTACAAATGAAGTTGCTTACAGCGTTTGAATTTCAAGATCATGATGCACATATTGCTGCTCACATGGCATTTATGCAAACAAGAATGGTTCAGATAAATCCTCAAGTGTATGCATTAC